CGTAAGTCGGGCTTTTTATCGTTGCGCCCAAGGTCACCCTTGGGTCCGGTCAACTGTTCCCTTTAATCCTTATAGGAGAAATTATGCGCATTACACGCTGGGACCAGAGGCTTACGTCTGGAGAGACGAATGACTTCTGCTACGCCATTGCCGATCTGTCCGTGTCCAGAATACAAGACACGGAATTGCGAGAGTATTTTACTGGCCTTTGCGGCCGGCGCGATACTAGTGCAATTGTTGCCTACGAGCTCAAGTACGCCGATAGAACCCCGTCCGATTGCGAAGCGATCCGCCAGGTCCAAGCCCTCTTCTCCAAGAGGGCCGATCTTAAGATTGCTGAGTATCCTGATAGGGAACTTACCGCGTTCCGTTCGTTCGTAGCCGCAGAAAGACTTTGCCGAGAGACAAATGTCATCTTCGAGAAAGAGCGCCGTGGGGAGTTCCAATTCCCCAGGGGCGTTGCGCCAAAGTTATTCTTTGCGCAGCGTAAAATCGCTTCTATCTTAGGTGATGTTCCTTCTCTTAGTGAGGTTCGACCGCGTTTCGGGCCTGGAGCAACGACAACTATTCCAAAAAGAATAGCGTCGGCCCGGCGAAAGCTGGGCACCTCGTTTGCTTGCAGTGAAGAGCTTCTCCCCATCATTCGTGATGTTCTCGAAGAGCTGCAGAACTGGATCCCTTTTGAAGAGGATTCGGATAGCTGCCAGGTGCCGGTGGAAATCCACCCCGGCAACCTTGTCTTCGTACCCAAAGATATCAAGACGCATAGAACGGTCGTCGTTGAGCCCGTACTGAACTCTATGTTTCAGTGTGGAATTGGCGACATAATGGCCGATCGTCTTAGATACGGTGGAGTGGACATCCGCGACCAAACGCCTAATCAGCGTGCGGCTCGTGATGGATCACTGTCGGGGGATTTAGCGACCCTCGACCTCTCGTCTGCCTCGGATACAGTGGCGTATGAATTGATTTACGCACTGTTGCCAATTGATTGGGCCTTGTTCCTATCGCAGTTCCGTTCAGGGACTGTTCGGTATAAAGGCCATGCAATCAGGCTTGAGAAGTTCTCGTCGATGGGGAATGGTTTTACCTTTCCCCTGGAGACCTTGATATTCTATTCCCTAGCACTTAGCTGTGTGAAGGACCAGGATAGCAAGTTAGTCAGGGCGTACGGGGACGACATAATCGTCCCTTCGTATGCGTATGATGATCTCTGTGAACTGCTTCGCTGTGTTGGGTTTATCCCCAACCCTAAGAAGTCGTTCGCCGTCGGGCCTTTCCGCGAATCTTGCGGAGTAGACTACCACACGGGTATCAATATCAGACCGTGCTATCTTAAAGACGGCCTGCTAGGAGCTGACGTTTTCCGATTTTACAATTACTTTGTAAGAAAGGGAGATGATGTCTCCGCCCTTCTGTGCCTTAACTTTATAGACAGTACCTTGATAAAGTACGGTCCTGACGGTTACGGCGACGGTCACTTGATCAGTGACAGTTGGCAGAAATCCCCATTTAAGAGGGACAGGGGCTATGCAGGGCACACTTTCGAAACTTTTACCTTCCTTTCAAAACGTGACTTTAGAGTCACGGGGGGGGAGCGAGTTTTTCCTTCTTACAGCATATACACGCAAGAGTCTCAACCGTCCCTCGGCGACATACCGGTAAGGTATGGCGTCGCGAAGGAGGTCCCTCTCGAGTTAAATCGAGTGGTCACAAATGCGTGGTTGTTGCGTGAATGGGCGAAATCCATTAAAGGGCGTGAGCCCAACAGTGGTAGCTTCGTCGTTCATCGTAAGGAGGGGGTCTTCGGTGTAAGCATACCGGGGATACGAGGTTGCAAATTGATAAAGATCTGCGTACTCGGATAGCCGCTTTAAACGGCTCAGTAGGCTAACGCCTGGGATGTCTCTTGACATTAAAAG